GGTAATTCGTGCCGCAATTTTTCTTTAGGAATAGAATTCATATAAAGGTTAGTCTACATGAGCGGTATTCAAGATATTGCGTTACACTTAGAAATGTCACCTCCTAATGTGCAGAAATTAATTAAGGAAGGTGTCATAACAAAGCAGGATCGTGGCCAGTATGATTTAAAAGCAGTTCGCAAAGAATACATTATCCATATGCGTAATGCAGCGGGCACGCAAAACAATCTTGACCTTGCTAAAGAACGAGCTCGTTTAGCAAAAGAGCAGGCTGATGCGAAGGAAATGGAAAACGCTATTGAGCGTGGTGATCTTGTTTATATAAGCGAAATAGTTGAGCAATTTTCTGATCAGCTTAGAAAATGCAAAACAAAACTTTGGGCTGCACCAAGTAAAGTAGCTGCAGAAGCTCATGCGGCTGCTAGTGTAAGTGAAGTGCAGGAAATAATAGAAGCAGCAATAAAAGAAGCAACAGATGAACTTATCGGCTACAGAGCTAAGGGCTCAGAAGAAGAAGCTGCGTAACGCATTAGAAAAAGCTTTACGTGAGACTATGAAGCCTCCACCAAAGCTAACTATTAGCGAGTGGGCTGACCAATATCGTCAGTTATCTAGCGAAAGTTCTGCAGAAGCTGGTAGATGGTCAACATCCAGGGCGGAATATCAGCGGGGCATGATGGATGCTGTTTCTGATAAATCTATTGAGACTGTTGTTTTGATGACTGCAGCTCAAATAGGTAAGACTGAGCTTGTTAACAATGTTGTTGGGTTTCACATTGCGCAAGATCCAGCTCCGTTGCTTGTGGTGCAGCCGACATTAGAGATGGCACAGACTTGGTCAAAGGATAGGTTGGCTCCTGCTATCAGGGACACGCCAGCTTTAAGTGAGAAGATTAAAAATCCTCGTTCTCGCGATAGTGGTAACACAACCCTTCATAAAGTTTTTCCTGGTGGTCATGTTACAGCATGCGGTGCAAATTCACCATCATCACTAGCATCTAGGCCTTGCAGAGTTATTCTCTGCGATGAGGTTGATCGTTATCCTATATCTGCAGGAACTGAAGGTGACCCTGTCGCATTGGCAAAAAAACGTTCTGCCACATTTTGGAATAGAAAGTTAATATTAGTCAGCACTCCAACAGACAAAGGTTCTTCGCGTATTGAGGCTGCCTATGCAGAGAGCGATCAGCGAAAATACTTTGTTCCATGTCCTGATTGTAATGAAACTCAAGTTTTACAATGGGCTAATGTAAGGTGGAAGGATAACGATCCAAACACCGTTGAATATATTTGCGAGCATTGTGGTAGCTGTTGGGGAGATGCTAAGCGGTTTCAGGCAATAAGATATGGCAAATGGGAAGCTACTGCTGCGGGAGATGGTAAAACTGCTGGCTTTCACTTATCTGCACTTTATTCACCCTGGACTGCATTGGCTGATGTAGTAAGGGATTTTTTATCTGCTAAGAAGGATCCGATGCGATTAAAAGCATGGATCAACACCACATTAGGTGAAACATATGAAGAAGATGGTGAAAGAATTGATGAATATGATCTTTTCGATAGAAAAGAAGATTATGGGCACATGCTACCTGAAAAAGCTGTGGTTTTGGTGGCTGGTGTGGACGTCCAAGATGATCGTTTGGCGTGTGAAATTGTTGCATATGGATCAGGAGAAGAAAGTTGGTCGATATATTATGAAGAAATTTATGGCGATCCTTCGGGTAGTGAGATCTGGCAAGACTTAGACTTTGTATTATCCCAGACATTTGAACATCCAAAACATGGCGACATGATTATCAGGTCAACTTGCATAGATAGTGGTGGCCATTATACTCAGCAGGTTTATAATTATGTTAAGCATAGAAGTGGTAAGCGCATATATGCGATCAAGGGCATGGGTGGAGAGGGTAAGCCTATTATTGGGCGACCAAGCAAAAACAATATAGGTAAAATAAATCTTTTCCCTGTTGGCACAGACACAGCGAAAGAGCTTTTATTTGCTAGATTAAAAATAACTCAAACGGGTCCAGGTTACTGCCACTTCCCGCTAGATCGGGGTGAAGAGTATTTTCGTATGCTTACAGCTGAAAAGAAGGTAATACGTTATTTTAAAGGCCGTGCTAGACGCGAATGGGTAAAGATACGGCAGCGCAATGAGGCACTTGATTGTAGGGTCTATGCTATGGCCGCATTACAGGTTATGGGAATAAATATAGAGGCGGTTGAAAAGCGGCAGCAAAACAAGGTACAATCCGAAAAACCTCAGCAATATAGGCGTCCAGCATTGCCGCGCCGCAATTCGTTCGTCCACGGTTATAGGTGACAGATGGCAAATTTATTTGATGCAGCAAATGCTCCAACAAGCGAGCCAAGTAATTTTGTTGTTGGTGATTTCGTTCAATGGAAGCGAACGGATCTAAGCGATGATTATCCAAACACAGCTTACACAGCTACTTATGTCTCACGGGACGCTGGTGGTGGGTCTCATGAGTTTAGCGTAACGGGAACATCAAGCGGTGATGATTTTTTATTTACAATATTAGGTTCTGTATCTGACGATTTTAGTGCTGGTCATCATAAGTGGCAACTTGAAATTATTAGAAATAGCGATAGCGAGCGCATTGTTGTTGAAACAGGCCATTGGGATATTAACGTTGACATGGACGTTAATGGAGTTGATCCACGTTCATTTGCTCAGACTATGGTTGATAAAATTGAAACCATATTAAAAGGCAAGGCTGATAGCGATGTTGGAAGTTATTCCATAGCTGGAAGATCTTTAACTAAAATGACTTTTGCTGAGCTTGAAGAGGCCAGAGATAGATATATGGGCATCTTTAAACGTGAGCAATCTGAAGAAGCCGTAAAAAAGGGCAAACCAAGCCCAAACACGATTAAAGTGAGGTTTAGCTGATGGGCTTAATGGATTTTTTTAGCCGCTCAAAGAAAAAGCCGCAGCGTCGCAATTATCAAGCAGCTTCGAAAGGGCGGCTTTTCGCTGATTTCCACGCATCAAACCGTAGCGCCGACAGTGAAATACGTTGGGCATTGCGTGATTTGCGCAACCGCAGCCGTGATTTAGAGCGCAATAATGAATATTTTAGGCGTTATTTGCAGCTTTTGCGTGTAAATGTTGTCGGAGAGAACGGATTTAACCTACAAATCAGGGGCAGAAATCCAGATAATTCGCTTGATCGCGCTGGTAATAACATAATTGAGGGCGCTTGGCGTGATTTTTCTCGTTATGGAGGACCAACAATAGATGGTTGCCTTTCAATGGTTGATTTGTGCAATCATATAATATCAAGTGTTGCTCGTGATGGTGAGGTATTCTTAAAGGTGGTTAAAGGCAACTACTTGCGCTATGGTATTGCTCTTCAACTTATTGAACCTGATTTAGTGGACGAAGAGAAGAACGAACTTGCTGCTAATGGCAATCAGGTACGCATGGGCGTTGAGCTTGATAGCAAAACAAAGCGCCCGATTGCATATTATGTGTTGAATTACCATAAGGGCGACTATGATTATATGACGCCAGCGGCAGAGCGTAAATATACACGCGTTCTTGCTGATGAGATGATGCATATTTATCGCCCTGAGCGTGCAGATCAAACTAGAGGTGTACCTTGGTCAGTTGCTGCTATTGCATCATTGAAGATGCTACATGGTTACCGTGAGGCGGAACTTATTGCTGCTAGGACTGGAGCGGCAAAAATGGGCTTCTTTACTAGTCCTGCAGGAGACGGATTTACAGCTGATGGATTTGATGATGCCGAGCAAACTGTGCCAATTTATGATGCTGAAGCTGGAACATTTCATCAACTTCCTGCGGGAGTTGACTTTACTCCATTTGATCCAACACATCCAACATCTGCATTTGCCGACTTTGAGAAGGCTGTTCTACGCGGTATAGCTGGTGGCTTGGGTGTGAGTTATACCTCACTTGCTAATGATCTTGAGGGCACAAGCTATTCATCTATACGCCAGGGAGCTTTGGAGGAGCGTGATTTCTATCGCACTTTACATAGGTTTGTTATAGACCACTTCCTTGACCCATTTTATCGTATTTGGCTCGATCATGTTATGGACCATGGTTTCATTCCTATCTCTGGAGAGAATAAGGTTATGAAGTTTAGCCAGGACGTAACTTGGCGTGGTAGGGGTTTTCAGTGGGTTGATCCGTTAAAAGAAATGAATGCTGCTGTTGTGGGGTTGAATAATGGTATTTTGAGCCATTCAGATATTGCAGCTACATATGGTCGTGATGCTGAGGATACATTTGCGCAGATTGAGCGCGATAAGGAATTAGCTGAACAATTTGGCTTATCGATGGCTTATCAACCCTTTGGCGCGAAGCAGCCAGTACCAGCGGAGGTTGATGATGCCGTACAAACCGACTAATGGCATGGTTGAGGAGGCAGATCGTGGGCTTGCGTGGCGGCGTGAATTTGGTCGTGGTGGCACAGAAGTTGGCATAGCTAGAGCTCGTGACATTTCTAATGGCAGAAACTTGTCAGAAGATACTGTAAAGCGTATGTTTAGTTTTTTTAGTCGGCATGAGGTGGATAAGAAAGCTGAGGGTTTTCGCGTTGGCGAAGAGGGTTATCCATCAAATGGACGCATAGCATGGGCGCTTTGGGGCGGAGATGCTGGCTTCTCATGGAGTCGTAAAATAGCAGAGAGATTGCAGGAAGAGGATCGTACTATGCAAGATATTAAAAAATCTGATACAGTGCCTCAAAACGCAGAGGAAGAAATCATGAACAATGAGGCTCGAGCCGAACCAGATGAGCTAAGTGTAGGCGATTTTGTTAGCTGGAATAGCTCAGGTGGCGAAGCTTATGGTAAGATTGAAAGAATTGAGCGTGATGGTTCAATTGATGTCCCTGACACTGATTTCACTATAAATGGTGAGCCTGAAGATCCAGCTGCATTAATCGAAGTATATCGCGAAGGTGAAGAGGGTTATGAAGGCTCGGGCATTATGGCTGGCCACAGGTTCTCAACGCTTACTAAAACTGACGAGCGCGGATATAAGAAAAAAGATGAGCGCTTGAGCCGTGAAAACATGGAAACTCGTGGCATTGCCTTTGATGGTAAAGTTGTCGATGAAGATAATCGTACGGTTCGCATTGCTGTATCCAGCGAAGAACCAGTAGAGCGTAGCTTTGGCAATGAAATATTAGATCACAGTGAGCGCAGCATTGATCTTAGCTTTGCTAAGTCAGGTCGTATGCCGTTGCTCTTGGATCATGACCCACGCCAGCAGATTGGTGTGGTAGAGGACGTAAGCCTTGATGGATCGGCCCGTAGATTGCGGGCGACTGTGCGTTTCGGAAGAAATGGACTTGCCAAAGAGGTTTTCGACGATGTTGTGGATGGTATCAGAAGCAACATCAGCGTTGGCTACCATGTCAACGATATGGAGCGTCAAGATGCGGATAGCTACCGCGTGAAGTCTTGGCTTCCAATGGAAGTATCAGTTGTTAGCATACCCGCAGACCGGACAGTCGGGGTAGGCCGTGCAGCAGAGAAG